TCATAGAAACTGTTGGATTAGCAGTGGTTGTATAGCTCGTCGTTGACTGAGAAGCTCTAATTCCTCTTGGACTAGCTGCCCCTGCATTCCATGTAAAAGTTCTTCCATCGGTAATGGTTGCAACTAAAACTTGACCATAATTATCTAGGCTCCAGTTTCCTGGATCCAGAGTCACAGAACTTGTTGCCCGTTCAGTACCCCAAGTTGAATCACCCCATAAATAAGTTCCCCAGCCGTAACCCACTGTTTGAGTAGTAGGTCCCACTACATAATAAGGATTGACTACACAAGAACCTGCAGCTGTCATTCCCAGTCCTGTTTCCGCAGTAGATGCTATAATAATAAAAGCATCGGTTGTTATGGATTGAATTTCGTAAGCCTTTTGTAAAATGGTAGGAGTAAGAGTGGAATCACCTGTTACACTCACAGAAGATAATGTAATATATCTTCCTACTTTTAATCCATGTGAGGCTTTATCAATTTGAATAGTAGTTCCAGCGGCAGTGCTAGTGGTAAAAGTACAGCCAGTGATAGCTGTATCTAAAGGAGTAATATCATAAAAATCTTCTCCATAATATAAAAATAAACCTTGTGAAGTTCCTATGGCTACATAACGTTCACCTGCTAAACTTGTAAAAGCATGAGAGGCTCTGGCCACTCCAGGTAATGTTTTTTCTGCGGCTGTTAATTGAGCCCAGCCCCCTATTTTTTCAGGGAGTCCATATCTAAATCTTACAAAATCTCCATCTACCCATTGACCTTCAGCCCCTGCTTCAGTGGCTTGTTTATTAAATCCTGGGACAAATTTGAGCTTTTGTAACATAGTAATTATGTTATATATTAGTTATGAATATAATGAAAGCCAGAATAGTATGGTTTCCTAATAAGCTTACTATCATAAATTTTGATTATTTGCAAAATAATGATTCCATTAACTGGGAAGAACCCTATGAAACGCAGCACCTTAAAAATGTAAGAGAATTTATGAAAGAAGACGGTCTACTTTTTCCAGGGCTTATTATGTTTAATCCCCAAAGAAAAAAAGATGAGATCCACTGTGGACACTTTAGATTTAAGGTGGCTGAAGAAATGGGCTATGATGGAATTGAAGCCTATAGAGTTAATCACCCTAGAGACATTCTGTATTTGACAGCTTTTACTGAAACATGTTATAAGCATTATATTGAACTAAAGAACTTAAAGAAGGAACATAGACCAGAATATAAATATTTATGAGTTACGAATCCCTAGAAGAAGCTAGAAAATATCATATCCAAAATCAAACTCATTGGATTGGTGAATCCTTAGGGGAATATAAACATCAAATATGGGATATGGTTCACCGGAATAAATATAAAAATATATTAGACTATGGAGCAGGGAAAGCTACCTTTCATAAACTCCTTTTTAATAATACTAAAACTCCTGGAGCCCCTGTAGATATAAATATAGTGCCTTATGATCCTGCTTATGAACCCTTTAGTAAAAAACCCACAGGAAGATTTGAGTTAGTACTGTGCATCGATGTAATGGAACATGTTCAAGAAGATAAAATTGAGGAAGTCTTGGCTGATGTTTTTAGTTTTGGAGATAATATATTTATAACTATTTCCTGTTATCCCGCTACTCAAACCCTATTAAATGGAAAAAATGCACATTATACTATTAAAGAACTACAATGGTGGAAAGAAAAACTAAAACCCTATGATGGTAAGTACACAGCTGTCTTTCAGACTAGACCAGAAAAAGGAGAATCCCTAATTAACAAAGAAGAATGGAATCCTAGCGCTGAAACTTTGGAAAAATTAAAAAAGAATCATAAAACATTAGATGATGGTCAAAAAGAAAAAGCTAAATTATTGAGATGACAGAGAGAACTGCAAATATAAACAACTTTATTGGTGTCTACGACGGCTATATTACTAAAGATGAATGTAATAAAGCTATTAAACTCTTTGAGGCTCAGGATAAACTAGATAAAACTATGAATAGACAGGGTTCTGAAGCAACCCCCCTTAATAAAAAACAAGATCAACAATGTTTTCTAGGTGGATACAACATTAAAGTGTGGCATACACAATTAAAATCTCTGTTAGTAAATTTTCAAACGGCTTTTAAGCATTATGAAAAACATACAGGAATAACTGATGCGTTTGGTATAAAACATCTGGACTTCACAACACTAAAAATCCAAAAAACATTACCCACAGAGGGATATCATGTATGGCACGTAGAACATGGTGCAGGATTTGAGAGTGAACCTAGAGCTGCCGTGTTTAGTATATATTTAAATGATGTAGAAGAAGGTGGTGAAACAGAATTTTTACATTTTTCAAAAAGGGTCAAACCTAAAACAGGAAGAATAGTTATTTGGCCATCCAGCTTTCCTTATTTACATAGGGGAAATCCACCATTATCAGGTGAAAAGTATATTTTAACGTCTTGGCTAATTTTTAGTGATAAAAATTAAACTGCGGGAGAACTAAAAGAAGTAGGCCTTGCACCTATTCTATTAATTTTTTGTTCGGCAGTTTCATCTAGGCCATTTATACTGTCGTCCCAATCAGCTTGTAATTGAGCTAAATGGGCTGTATCCCATCTAGTAATAAATTCATTAAAATCTCCATGCACATTTGCATCATAAGCTGAATGAGGTGTTGAATCTCTATACTCTACAGCATCATCTGATGAGGCTGTTCCATATTGAATTGCCCAAAGATTTGAAAAATGACTTTGATTCCAAAAAGAATCGTCATCAATTCTATAATCAGTTGCCCCAACACTTTGATTGACTACGAGTTTATCTTCAAATACTACTGTCCAAGTTGCGTTAGTTGCCATAGTTTATCTCCTTAAGTCTTAATAACATATAAAATTGTTAAATACGGTTGTACAACCGAAGTTGCATCTCCAGTAAAAGTTGCGCTCATGTTGTGGTCGTGACCTGAACCACTTCCAATATTTCCAGTATTTTGCAGTGGTGCATTACCTGCACCTCTTCCTTGTATATATTGATCTGGGGCTGGTAGATGGCCGCCAGCAAGTGCTGGGCTCGGGTGAGCATGAGATGCTAGTTGAGCGGTTGATAAAGTTGCATTAGCTGTTGAGCCTCCAACATTTCCTGTTGAGCCAACTGTATTGGCTCCGCCAGTAGATGCAAGTGCTGCACTATTTGATCTTCCTAATGGAACATTATCTTTTAAATCAGGTACATTGAAAGTTGTTGAGCCATTTCCAGCTCCATAAGTTGTAGCAATAATAGCAAATAAAGCTGCATAAGTTGTTCTTGAAACTGCTTGATCATTACATTCTAAGAAGCCTGTAGGAATAGAAGTATCTGACCAAGGGATAATACATCCTGTTGGAATTCCTTCAATACCTGTAAGGTTTGCTCCTGAAAAATCGTATTTAGTTGCTTCGTAATTTGACATAATCCATTATCTCCTATTTCTCTGTGTAAGTCCATCCTGTTGTAGCGTCACCAGAATAAACTAATGTAAATGCACCGCCTTGTGTTGCAACTGTTAAATCTGATGCTGCGTTAACTATGTTAGAACTGTTTCTACCAACAACCAAATTATTGGAATCCCAGTCATAACCTTGATCAATAAATGAAACTTCCATACCAATAGTAGGTGAAGCAGGTAAAGTTACAGTTACACCACCACCGTTTGTATTAACGGCAAGTTGTGCACCGGGTTGAACTGTTTCAGCGGCTGTAATAGCTCGCCATACTTTTTCTTCTTGTGCTTTATAAACATTTGTTCCATCAGACCATAATCTATAAGTATGACCTTCACATAAAGCCACACCTGTACCAGATGTAGTTTTAAATGTAAGGGTATAATTTGCATGATTACAAGTATCTTGAACAATATAGGTTTTTTCAACTGAATCTGGCATAGTTACATTAAGATTACCTTCTAATGTACCTGTAAGTTTTATGACGTCATCTTTACCATTTGAAGTGGCGCCATTTGTAAAAGTTAAAGCTCTACTAGCATCTGTGACGTTAAACGCCCCATAGCCTCCAATAGCTTGTTCTAAAATTAGTAAGTTTGTATTAGTTATCTGGCCCCATGTTCCTGAGTTTTCACCTGTAACTTGGACTGTCAGTTTTAAATTTGCTGATGTAGCATTTGCCATTTTTTAATTCCTTATACTTCTATAATATTAAAATAAAGAGTTAGTGTCAACTACTCTAAGCAGCGACATCCACCCAACCAGGTGGGTCTAAAGGTGCTGAACCTGTATCAACTTCGCTCCAGATTAAAGCACTACCAGCTCCAAGGCTTGCTGTCAAGCCAAATCCCGTTGGTGTTACATCTGTATGAATTTTAATTACTGTTCCTGTACCAAGAGCAGCAGTCATTGCTATACCAGTAATAGTAGGAATTGTATTAGCATCTGCAGTTACGGATGCTAAAGTACTTGTCATTCCTATACCAGTAGGAGTAACTGAAACATCTCCCTGCATTCCTAATGTTCCCAATGCACCGATCATAAAATTACCGGTAATCATTGCATCAGGTGCAGGATCTACTGCTCCTAACGTTACTTGTGCT